AATACGATCGCCACGCATTCCTTCGAAACGAACTTTGACACCCCAAGAATCATCTTTGAGTTTGTACCAAGTTCCTGTCTTCGGTTCTTCGATATGAAGATTATCCATTACCCCTCCTTTGGGATTGTTTTGTTTATAGTTCTGCACCCTGCGTCAGAGCAACCTGAAGACGGCTGATAATGCTGTCTTTTTGGTGTATCTCATCGGACAGTACTGCAGCCAAGTTACGGGCCATGTCACGTTCTTCACGCAGACGCTCTAAAGCAACCTGCATTTCATCAACGCGACTTTGCCAGTAAGCAAGTTCTGTTTCGTGTGTTTCGTTCATGTATTACACAGTAACCAATTAGTTTTGTTTACGCAAGTATTCAGTTCGTTCTTTTCCTGAAGTACCACCCCAAATACCATGCATGATTTCATTGGTGATAGCCCATTCAAAGCAACGCTTACGAACCTTGCAGGTCGAACATACGTTCTTGGCATTAATCAACCCGTGATAGTCCTGCCGTTCTGGGAAGAACTCGTTAGCACCCATGCCCTTGCAAGCACCTGAGTCCATCCAGTTCATGTCTTTGTCAACTAGCGAAAAGTCGGCCGCTAAGTCCATGTAGTTATAACCCCCACGGCCTGAAGCCGCTTCCGTTTTCTTTTGAGTAGTCATATAAAGCCTTAGCCGCTGTGAGGTTCACAACTGGATTGAATAAGTCTTCACAGTATTGGATAATGCCCTGTTTCTGCAAGTACCCCTTCTTGTTGAACCTGTTCGGCAAGCACCAAGACCTGTCGTTGATCTGAACTAGCCCCATATCTGTTGAGCCGTCAGCATTTTTGGTTGTGTTGTGGGCATTAGGGTTGCACCTAGATTCACGCCACATAATGAAGTCCAGAACCTTAAGGTCTAATTCCTTCCAGCCAATCTGCCGTGCCTCATCCCAGAACTGAGGGCAACGAGCCGTCTTTGGGATTGGTCGCCTATCTACCGAGGTCTTATAGTCCTCGTATTGGGCTCTAGGAGCGGTTCTGGCAGCCGAAATAGCCACCCCTGCAGGTGCAGAGGCAGCAGCAGCGTGGCCAATTGGAACCCCAACTGCAATGGCGCAGGCAACGGCAAATAGCCGTAGTCGTTTCGTCATGTTCCCCTCCAGTGTACTAAATGGTTGTTATGAAATGAGGCTAACAAGTTCAGTGAACTCGTCCAAATCCATAAGCACAATGCCTTTTGATGTGCCATCTGGCATAGCCACCATCACGAATGGGCGTATATCCCCAAGTGCTTTGGCTGCCTCTGACTGCAGTTTTGCAAGTTGAAACCTTGTGGCAATTGGGCCAATCTGCGCTCCTGCTTTTATCTCGCAACGAAACGCACCGCCCCAATTCTCCTCATGCCGAGTGAGATGACCACCCAATCCAAGTTTCTTACGTGCTCGACGAGCCTTCGAGTCGCCCTTAGTCCTGTTACGTTTGCCTCGAGCAACAGGGTCGTTGCATCCCTTGACCCGTCGTTTACCGTCTTTGCCTTCACGACCAAGAGTCCCGAACTTAGGACAACCGTCTAAAGAGCATTTACTTTGATTGCCCTCGCACTCGCCTTTTCTATTTTGTTCCAGAGACATAATCTTCGTACTCCCTTAACGCATCAGATTGGAGTCGATTGTCACGGTCGTAGTTTGCGTTATAGAACAACGCACAAATACCGCGCAACTGATCGAGTTCAAATAAAGCATCAGCGAGTTTGTCTTCTACGCTTCTTAGTGGAAAAACTTCCATTACAACCCCTTCTTCTTTTGTTGTTTTCGTTTTGCTGTACGTCTTACTTCTTCCCAGTATTCGTCGTTGCTGTGGCACAGACAAGGGCAGCCCGCCTTCTGCTCCTTTGTCCATACCGTCAGCGCTCTAGTTACTGTTCCGCAATGGTCACAAGCCACTACTCAATTCCTAGAAACTTTATAATTGCTTTGCGAACTACTTCAGACCTGCTTTTATCGTTCTTAGCGCAGTAAGAGGAAAGAGCATCGCCTATCCGTTTATCTACGCGGATAGCAAACAAGATGTCTTTATTCTTTCTCATTGCTTTGAACCTGCCTCAAGAATGCCAATCAAGTCAGAAGCCTCACCTTTGGTGAGTTCAGCCAAATCCTTAATCTCGCGGCCTGCGTTAGCAGAAGCAATCTCAAGACGTTCAGTCTTTGAATAGTTCTGACCCATAGATAGACCAATGATCTTGCCAATCTGTGGTCGAGTCGCTGGATCTGCAGTGTTGCGAACGCGGTTAGCGCCTGGTCGTTCGTTGACCTGACGACGTTCGTTTGGCGAGAACACCTCGGTTGCATTGAACGCTTGTGTTACTGCGCGTAATGCTGTGAGGTTCTCTGAAATGGATAGTGCGTTTTCTGGTTCAGCCTTGATTGGTTGTGACCCTCTTGCTACCTTTTCCATTTCTTCACGCGAGGGTCGTGCTCCTTTTGGGGCGTAGCCGCAATTTGCCAGTCCGCGTCCGATTGCCGACGTTTCTGCATTCTCGACATGGCTTGTCTTATTGACTGGCGATGCACCACGAACTTCTTCTGCGTAACCAACAGACTTTGGGTGTTGATCGTTAGCGTCGAAATAAATCTCCGCACGGAACACAACCTTTGTGTCGTCGTAATGGTGAATAGATGTGGCAATTCTTCCACCTGCATGGTCAGCCCAGAATCGTGCAAGACGATCCTCAACTGTCTCGTAGTTGTCAAGATTGAAACCCATAATTACTTTGCTCCTTTGCTGATTCTGAATGTTCTGTAACTTGATTGCTTTTTATATTTCTTTGCCAATGCTGGATGATCGAGTTCAAACTTCTTGCTGTCAAAGGAGTTGCGAGTTGCAGACTTCCATGTGCAAACAGTTTCTTTCCCGATTGTTCCAACCTCAGCGTCACCAAGTTCCTGACAAACAATTGCCTTGAACTTGTCTTCTTGTTCTTGAAGAACTTTCAATTGATCCTGCACTTCCAACAACTGAACGAGTGCATCCCAACCGTCGACGGTAAGTTCTTGAGACTTTGCTTCGCTCTCTGGGAACTGCTCTTGCGCGTGACGATACAGATACTCGGCGTTAGGTGGCATTACTCCAGCATCGATTGACTCCAAGAAACTACGGCAAGCCTCGATATGAATCTGCCGTTCGTCGGATGTTACGTTCTGGGTGTAACGGTGTAATTGCAGGTCGCTGTCGAAGATGATCCACTCAATTGATTTAGAGTCTGCGCAGATTGCCTGCTGTACACCCTGCCAGTACCAATACCTAGGAAGTACGCCAGACCAACGCTTATTGGTGGTCTTAACTTCATAAGGTGTATCGCCCTGAATTGCGTCGAGTGTTGCAATAAGGCGAACACCGTCTTCCACAAAGCAATACATAATGTCTGGTTGTTCCAACTCAAGTCCTTCGACCTGTGCTGCCCACTCGATAATTACTGGTTCGAGTTTCGTGCCACGAATCATTGCTGAGTTTGGTTCTTTTGGCATTGGTGGCTCTGAAGCCAACAACTCAATAGCCAAGTCTGCTGGTGTCGTGAACGGGTGTTCGCCGTGAACTGCTGCTGCTACTGATGCAGAAATTCTTGGTAGACCCTCTTCGTCAGACCAACGGACTGCGAGCCATTCTTCGCTTCCATGTAGTGGTTTGTTGATTTTGTAATGTCCCATAGTTTCTCCTGTCTGTCGGGATGTATAACAATGTAATACTTCTGCAGACAGAAAACAACTACTCAACCAAGGTTTTTATTTCCCTCACCATTTGTACGGGAATGTGCATGGCGTGGATTGCTTCCCCACCACACATCGCTTGCCACAACGTAACGTGGTTGTACTTGCCGCCTGGTTCACCTGCTGGAATAAGAAACCCAACGGTGTCGACGATCGTTTCTCCGTCGTCCTCATAGTCAGAAAGGTCTAGCCAGCCGCCCTGGCTCATGTGTGTGTCTGCCCATTTAACGTGGACTATAGGCCTAGTCGTCATCTTCTACTCCTCGATCCCCGCATTTTGGTTTCTCAGGTACAGGTGTAGCACACGGACATTGAAATGCCCGCTGGCCTATAGCCCACATGGGTTTAGTCGAGCCAAATGGTGTACTCGGCGGTCACCATGCCCTTAACTGGGTCGACGAAGTGGAGTCGTTGACTTGGCCTGCCAACTGCAGCGATGAATACTCGAGCGTATTCGTTGTGCGACTCTGGACTTCCAGATACGAACACGCGTCCAGCATTAGCCATTGTCAACGTCATCGGTGTATGGAAGTGTCCCATGTACACATCTTGGAACTCATCAACCACGCCCGTTGCCCAAGCATTGCACTTACGCAAAATGCCAAAGGCTGGAACGTTTCCACCAAATGAGTTCACTTCATCACCATGCACAAGCAAGGCTTTGTAGTTCCCAATGTGGAAGATTTGATGCCAGTCGCCAGACATTTGCCACGAGATGTTCTTGATAAGCGAACAACGCTCTGAGGCAATCTTGTATGCCATGCGGTCAATGTTGTCGCCAGATGGCATGTCGCCCTTGCGCCCAAGTCGACCGTGGTTACCAAACTCACACACAACCTTGACTGATTCAAAGTTTTGCGCGAGGGTTACAACTGCCTGCTCGATAATACGGACAACCTCAAACAACTGTTCAAATAGATGAGCCTCGACTTCGTACACCTGACCAGGGAAAATGCCGATACCTTCGACCATATCCCCACCCAAAAGAACCACGCATTCCCTTACTGGGTGGTGCGTTCTCTGTATTTCCGTCAAGTGAATGACTTTGTTAATCATCAATTCGATGCGTTCAGAAAGTGTTTGCATCCCAAATGAGATTGATTTCTTTCCAGCCTGCCAGTCGGTTAGATGGACGAGGGCAACCTCGGCCTTTCCTTTGCGGACATCTTTCTTGCCTGGAAGTATCTTCAATCGAGGGCTAGCCAACTGGGCATCAGCAGCAGCGCGGTAAACAGCCTCAACTAAATCTGCTGTTTTATTCTTTGCTCGCGCCTCTGCTCGGTGTGCTGTCTTGAGTGCTTTGCGTAACTCGACAATTTCTTCTTCGAGTTCTGCTTCTTGCACGAATGAATTCTTTTTAGATGCCATTGATTTTTCTCCTCAACGTTGACACGAAACCGACACTTGCTTCAACTCCACGCTTTTTTAAGACGCGAATAATTGCAGCGTTGGAAATCGAATTGTCTTTCATCGCTTCCATAAACTGCACATATTCTTCTTTAGAAAGAATGCGTTGAATTTCTTCCACTTTTGTTTGACGACGGTTGATTGTTGTTTCCGCCTTCATTTCATCAAGTAAATTAGCCATTTAGATCCTCCTCAAAATAGTCCAAAACATTGGTGTATTCTCCAACCATATTCATGCACGTGAGATAACCAAGTGCATCAACTAATGAATCGTGGTGCAATGTCCCACGTTCCAAGTTTGTTCGTAGTCGTGCCATTTTTACTGACACCATGAACAACAGTGCTTCTTGTATTGAAAGTTCAATACCAGTTAATCCAAAAAAGATTTGGACTACCTTTGCATAATCGTCGTACGGATGAGAGTACGCACGTTGGCGGTCACCTGTGACGAGGTTATGAGCCTCCTCCAGAATCTCCGCCCCCATCGTCGCTCCCGTTACTTCGTCGTCGAACATTATTTCCCCTCTTAATCAGTTGGTCTACTTTGTGAGCGATTGCCCACAAATCGTCTTGTTCAGCGACCCCGACGTAAACCTTACTTAGATACCTCTGTATCGCCTTGAGTTCCAGTCTTGTAAACATTTCGCCCATTGTCAAGCACCTCCTGTGCGGAGTGGAACTCTAGGTGGTTCGACAGACGATCGTCAACCTTGTCTAGTTTTATTTCTGTGCGGTCTTGCGCGCGTCGCATTAAACGCAACATAGCCATAACGGTGTCATGGTCTTTGCGGTTTTCGGCTTTGAAACGTTGGATTACTACGGTTAGCAGACCGAAAGCACCAGTAACAGCAGCAGCAAGAATGAGAGCGATCCCAGAATCCACATCAAGCAGGCTTCCCTACGAAGCGGATATGCCATGGTTCTGCACCTTTGCCGTTAGCGTCACCTAACACTTCGTGCGAGAAACCAAAGCGTTCTTCATTCGCCAATAGCCAAGCAAGAATCTTGCCGTTAGCGTTTGCCACATCGACCGCAATGCCATAAAGATGACGTGAGCCACGAGCCTTATCGTTTGCAGGGTCATCATATGGTGTGGCAAGCATAGCCATGCCAGGCTTCAAATACCACGTTTCACCATTCCAAGTCTTTGTTGAAGTGTTGGCTATAACTTCTTTAGTGTATCGACTACGAAATCCATTTTCTTGCTGTTGGACACTGCGGAGTGTGTCTCCTGCTGAAGTGGGTTTGAGAACTACGCCTTCGGCTTTAGCCGCTGCAACCATTTCTTCCCACGCAGCCGCAGCGCACTTTTCCAACTTGCCTCCACCCGTGATGGGGGCGACCATAGTTGGTGCAATCTCAGAAGGTTTCTTGCCTTTAAGATGTTCACACCAACGAATCGGCTTAACAGGCCAGTTCGGTTTTGGCATTACTCTGCTGCTTCAGGCTTAGGCTTAACTGCACCAGTGAACGCAAGTTCAATTTCTTCTTTGGTGAGTGAACCGTCAACGCTGAAGCGCAACAACTTCTCTACTACTTGCGCGCAAGCCATGATGCCAGCAAGTGCTGCTGACTTCCACAACTGAACACCAATCAACGCACCACCAGCAACAGCAGCCAAAGCCGATGAACCGAACAGAGCGAAAATGCGGAACGCGATGTTTTGAAGTTTTGCCATGATTAATCTTTCTTAGAGAGGGTTAGTGATGAGTGTACCAAAACGACTATTCCCGTTATGAGGGTTGCCTGTCGCAGCGTTGGGCCTGAAAGGGTAATCAGAACCATGCCTGTGCCAGCCCATGTCCATGCGTTATCTGCTAGGTAGTCCAAAAGTTTTCTCATTAGCGTCTGATTCTAGTACCTGCTGCTGCGAGGGTTATCCCTGCGGTAACAGCAATCAAGGTGCGGCGTTCTCCGACTGGGATGTTTGAGCCAGTAGGGGTGTAGTCATCTAAGCCTTCGCCAAAGATGTCGATGGTGTCCTCGAATTCTTCCCTAATTTCGGTAGGTGCAGATTCGATAGCGGCAATAAGTTCTTTGGTTTGTGCATCGGATAGTTCGCCAACGTCTAGGGCTTCAAAGATTTCTTGCGCCTGCTCGGTGCTAACTATTGCAAGCACTTCGGGACTGGACGCGAGGCCAACGTCGCATTGGACTTCCAAATTCAGGTGGGCGGACAGCTGCGCTGGAACCATTTGCTGGTGCACAGCCAAATGCACGAACTCGACGGAAGCGCGCTGATTTACCGCGGATTCATTTACCGAAGCGGCTTGGAATGGTCGATGA